AAGAACAGATGGCACTGCAACTGCTTATAATTTACTTTTACAGCCTTCAGGAGGCAGTGTTGGCATTTCAATGACTCCAACATTTAGACTTGATGTAACTGGAGCAGCATTAGGGGCAACATCAGGAAATCAATCACAAATATTCAGATTAACATCAACTTCTGCAAACGTTGATAATTTAGAATTTACAAATACAAGAACAGCAAATGGTTCTGATTGGACAACTGCTGGTTATAGATTACAACAAAAAGTTGATGCTACATGGATGGCATATATTCAATTCAATGGAAGTGCTGGATCAAACCAGGGTGGTTTATCGTTTGGTACTGGAACTACAACAACTTCTGCAATAAGCGTTTTAGAACGTTTAAGAATAGCAACTGATGGGCGTATTACTGGATTAAACTCAGCCATTCTAGATATTCCATATGTAACTAATGCACAAACAGCAGCCTCTTATTCTGTACAGGCATCAGATTCTGGAAAAATCATAGAAATGAACAACGCTGGAGCAAATACTGTAACTGTTCCAAATCTCAGCACAGTTGCTACTGGTGCTCAAATTACTATTATTCAAACTGGTGCGGGGCAAACAACGGTAGCAGCAGGAGCCAGCGTTACTATAAATGGTACCCCAGGATTAAAATTACGTACTCAATGGTCTACAGCAACATTAATTAAAAGAACTACTGGCGCTACAGATGTTTGGATTTTGACTGGCGATTTGGTAGCATAAGACTTTTATGCTATACTATAAATAGAGTAACTAACAAAAGGAGAAAAAATGTCAATTGACTTTGATTCAGTACTCACAAATGAACAAAAGGCTGAGATTTTGCAGCAGAGAATTACTCAGTTTGCTGCAGAGGCATATCAGCATTCGCTTAATCTAAAAACAGCAGAGACTCTTGATCAAGGAGATCAGGTAGAGCAAATCAAGAAGAATCTAGAAATTCTTGAGGCTGCTATTAAAGTTCATAAGGATGAATTGAGTGCTTTGCCTAAAGCAGAGTAATCATATATTCTAAAATACAGAACTTATAAAAACTTAAAGTCCTACACCTACACTAAAGGTGTAGGCTTTTTGTTTGAACTTGAAATTGATAAAATTTAGTGATATACTTAGACAGTACTTTGAAAAAGTTAAAGTACTCTATTATAAAATTCAACTTTGAAAGGCAGTGCTTTAAATATGTCAGATTTCTTTTCTTTTCGTCTATTAGACGATTTTGTTTCTAAATACGAGGATGTTCAGGCTCCATTTGGTTTTATGGATGCTGGAGGTAACTCTTTAGGAGAGATTACATTTATTAGAACATACTCTCGCATGAAGGAGGATGGAACAAAAGAAAAATGGCATGAAGTTTGTCGTCGTGTAATTGAAGGTATGTATTCGGTTCAAAAGAACCATGCTAAAGAAAATCGTTTGCCTTGGAATGATAATAAGGCTCAGAAGTCTGCACAAGAGGCTTTTGATCGTATGTTTAATTTGAAGTGGACACCACCAGGACGTGGCCTATGGGCTTTCGGTACCCCCATGACTATGGAGAAGCGTAACTCAGCATCTCTTCAAAACTGTGCAATGGTATCCACAAAAGACTTAGATAAAAATGATCCAGGTGCATTATTTGCATGGGTAATGGATGCATTAATGTTGGGTATTGGAGTAGGATTTGATACTGTTGGACAAGATAAAAAGTTTTTAATTTATGCCCCAACTGAACCAGAAATAACATATGATATTCCAGATACTCGTGAAGGCTGGGTAGAGTCTGTAAGGATGCTTTTAAATTCATACCTTCGTCCTAATCAAAATATTCAGTTGTTCAACTATGACCTTATCCGCCCTCTAGGAGCACCCATAAAAGGCTTTGGAGGCGTTGCAAGCGGTCCACAGCCACTTATTGATCTCCATACACGGATTCGTAAAGTTATTGGCTCTAGGGCTGGAGAAACGCTTGATTCTCGTGCAATTGTAGACATCATTAATCTAATTGGAACATGCGTTGTTTCTGGAAATGTTCGTCGTTCTGCAACACTTGCTCTAGGTGGAGCAGAAGATAAAGATTTTATGAATCTTAAAAATGCAGAGGTATTCCCAGATCGCAACTCATATGATCCAGAAAATCCAGGATGGGCTTGGATGTCTAATAACTCTATTGCTGCTGAAGTAGGAACAAGATATGAAGACTATGTTGATCTTATTGCTGACAATGGAGAGCCAGGATTTATCTGGCTTGATGTTGCTCGTAACTATGGTCGTCTTGCAGATCCAGCAGATGGAAAAGATTATCGTGTTATGGGATTCAACCCTTGTGCGGAGCAGCCATTGGAGTCATACGAATTATGTACACTTGTAGAAGTACATTTAAATCGTCATGAATCCAAGGAGGACTTCCTCAAGACGTTGAAGTTTGCATATCTTTATGGAAAGACTGTAACTTTGATGCCAACACACTGGCAGCAAACAAACGGAATTATGCAACGTAATCGCCGTATTGGAACATCTCTAACTGGCATTGCATCGTTTGCTGATCAAAAGGGGTTGCCTACAGTTCGTGAATGGATGGATGAAGGTTACAAAACAATTCGTAAATACGATCACTCATATTCTGAGTGGCTATGTGTTCGTGAATCAATTCGTGTAACAACTGTTAAGCCATCAGGTTCTGTGTCTATTCTTTCTGGCGCCACCCCTGGAGTTCACTGGGCACCAGGAGGAGATTACTTCCTTCGTGCTATTCGCTTTGGCGAAACAGATCCAATGCTTCATTTATTTAAAGCAGCAGGGTATAAGATTGAAAAAGATCTAGTATCTGCAAATACACAGGTCGTATACTTTCCAGTACACTCTGGACATCCAAGATCTGAAAAAGATGTAACATTATTTGAAAAGATTGGCCTTGCTGCTACAGCACAGAAGTATTGGTCTGACAATGGTGTTTCTGTAACATTATCTTTTGATAAAGAAACTGAAACAAAAAATATTGCTCCAGCACTACATATGTATGAAGGACAGTTAAAGGCAGTTTCATTCTTGCCTATGGGAAATCATACTTATCCGCAGCAGCCTTATACTCAAATTACAAAAGAAGAGTACGAGTCCTACATTGGTCAAATATCAAAGATTAACTTTGATGCTATTTACAACGGTGTAGAAAATCTAGAGGCTCAGGGAGAAATGTATTGCACAACAGATGCCTGTGAGATTAAAATAAAATAAAACGGCTATGGTAAAATAGTGTAGGAGATACTATGACTGTTTTATCAAATCTATACGTAGAAAAAGTAATTGCAGAACATCCAATTGCCGTATGGATGCTCAATGAGCAGGTAGACTATATCTCTTTAATTACTGATTCAAATAGGCAAATATATACTGGTGGGCAATGGACAGTTACAGGTGCAACCGCCACATTGGAAAGTAGTCCACCAGCAGAAGTTCCTTTTTCTAATTCAGTAACTACAAAAATATCTGGAGCAGTTAACGTAACTGCAACTATAACAAATGCTGTCGGAGATGGAACTCAAATAACATATACTGCAGCAAATACTTTTTCTGCTGGCCAACTAGTTGATATTACTGGGCTAACTATTACTAGTGGTGCAAGTTTAAATTTATCAAATGCAATAATTGCTACAGCATCATCAACTCAGTTTACTGTTCTTAGTCAAACAATAGGAACTGCGACATTACAAAACGGTTTGGCAAAAAGACGCATAGTTGGTAAAAGCGTATTTGCATTGCCAACGGCATCTATGGATTCATCTCTATCCAACTTTTGTATTTCTGGTTATTTGTATGTTGATGGTGGATTCGTAGATTCATTTGCTTTTGGATATCAGTACGATGACTCAGTTAGTGGTTTAACCTATTATGTTGAAGAAATAATTGATATAAATGCTTTTAATGTTGATCAATGGATACATTTTGCAAAAACTTTTGAGCAACCACCTGTAGGATCAACAAATGTTAAAATGATGTTTAGAACCATAAATAGCAATGCAGGATCTGCTGGAGATTATGATTTTTATATAAATGGCTTAAGTTTAGGACAATGGTCTGAAGATTTTACACACATATCTTTGGGCACAACTGGTTCAACAATTTCATCATCAATTGATTTACCAAGCACATTAAAAGTTATTGATGCCCCAGCATATGGTTCAAGTTCAAAGACGGGATATTATGTTGTAGGAGATGCAAAACCATTTGCAAAAAACTTTGGAGTCCCGTTAGTTTATGGTTCTTCTAATGTAACAAAGATATATCCAAATGTAGTTGGGGGAACCACTTACCCATCTTTAATTTTTCCAGGATATGGGTTTTTAAATCAATCTGGAAAATATAATGAATATACTGCTGAGATGTGGATATCTGTTAACTCAGATGCATCAACTCCACGAAGAATTTTTGGTCCAATTTCTGGAACAGATGGTCTTTATATAGAAGGTGGATTTTTAACTTTTGTTATAGGTAAAAAATTTGCATCATACTTTGTTGGCGAGTGGTATCGTCCAATGCTTATTCATGTTAGACTAATTCGTGATAATGTTACTGTACTTGTAAATGGAGAAGAAGTTATTAATATTCCTTTTATAGATTCAGACGTATCATATCCAAGTGAATTTAATGGCGTTAAAAATAGAAACTGGTTAGGCTTTTATGCCTATGCAGATACTCAACCATTTAGCGTGGATTCTTTTGCTCTTTATTCATACCCAGTCCCAAATGAAGTTGCAAAGAGAAGGTTTGTTTGGGGCCAAGGCGTAACCCCACCAGAACTACAAAATTCATTTTTAAATTCTACAACAGCATACGCAGATTATAGTTTTTCTGATTATGCAGTAAATTATAACTATCCAAATTTTGCAAATTTTAGACAGGGATATTACAGCAATGTATTGGCAAATACTACATCTCTTGAGTTGCCAGAATATAGTTTGCCAACATTTTATTTAGGATCTAAAAATCAACAGACTTGGTATGACAATATGCAAACTGCAGAGTCTGCTTTTACAGATAAAGCATTTTGGTTCAGGCCAGACGTTTCTTGGAACTCTGAAACATGTTATATATATTTTGACAAACTTGCTACATTAAATGATAACGTAGAATCATTTTATGGATTATTTGAATTAACCAATACTGCAATAAACAATCAAGTATTAATTAAAGCAATTAATAATATTACTAATGACTATTTACTTGTTAAGGTTGATGGAGCAACATTAAAATATATTGTAAATATTTCTGGAGTAGAAACAATACTAAAAACAGATACATTAACAATAAACACTAAGTTTGTTGCAGGTATAAACCTAACAAATTTTGCAAAGCAAAACGTACTTGGAATAAATAAATTGTTGTCTGATCAGTTTAATGTTTCTGTTTATTTAGGGGGAGACACAACTAATACCTTTACTGGATACATTTACAAATTCGGATTTGATGCCTTATACAATAATAATAAAGTTAAAGCACTTTATAATGATAATGGCATTTTCTTATACTCTAATTCTTCTAATATTTTATCTCACACATCAAACTATACTTTAGTACCTATTCAAAAATATGGAACATTTTTTGCTGATATAGCAATAGCGGGGTATTGGGAAGACTACGTTCCATTGTCATATTTTGCTAAATATGTAAGAGACTATGAAGAAGAGCAGCATTACGATTTAGATCAAATACAGTTCAATGTTGACTATCCAGAACCAATAGAAACTAGCGCAATAGAGTCAGTATCCTCTTGGTCGTATCAGGATTTATTAAATGAATTTAGTAACCCAGATATATTGACATATGAAGACTTGGCAAACTCATATTATACAACTTGGGATGATTATGAAGATATGTCTCAAAACTCTATTAAGTATTATTACTACGATACGTCTACTGCTAGTGTAAGAACATTTGTATCTTTTCAAAAAATTATTAATGGGGCTAATGAAAATTTAGTTAATTTTACAAACTTTGACGTTCCAAGAGTAAGCGGAGTCTTAGATACTGATGCAGTTACCACGCCTTGGGAAGATACTGCTTTTGAGGTAGTAGATGGAACTATTATTTATCCACCTAAAAAATATAATGATTTAACTGATGTAGACTTTAATGATCTAGCATTGGTATCACATATAGAATTTAAGATTGATGGAATAATCCACAATCCAATAAGGCTTAGAGACTTAGAGTTGGCGTCTCAAGTATATGAAAGAACCAGTCTTACAGAGATTGGTACAAAATATGGTGTACCAATTTTCCCATATCACAAAACTGGTTTGTTTTATGACTATAAGGGAGAAAACCCAATTGAAGTCTATAAAGACTCAACCCCACATCTATTCTTAACACGACATAGTGGATGGAGAATGAAGGGAGAATTTTCTCCTAACCTTGACCGTGGTATTTTGATACCAGTAAACAAAGAAAAAGAATTAAACTTTAATATCAGTTCTTTACAACTATGGGTTAAATTTGCAGGTTTAGAATTCCCTAATGTTGAAATGAGAGTCTTTAGTATTTCACATAAAAACGGAGATTTTGATTTTTATTTAGTTGGTGATAGTAGTACCCAACGAGGATATATTTATGCAAAAAATAGAGAAACGGATGCCATAGAAACATCATTCCAGTATCATATAAATGGTCAACTTGTGGATAGTCCATATCTAATAAATGAAGAGTGGTACTGTCTTGGTATAGCATTTACTGAACTTGTTGACTTTTCTGAGTACTCTGGATTTATTTCTTTGAATGGCCCAATGACATATAATAACGTATCCTTCTCTGTTGCAACAAACCTAGAGTTGGAGCAAAGAGTTACAAACAATTCATGGTCTGCTGTTAGTGCATCTGGAACATGGGATTATTGGGAAAATTCATTTATTTGGGATAACGTATTTATTTTAGATGTGTCAAATGTTTACGATATTGACCCATCGGATATCTATGCTAGATATGTTGGAACAAATAAGATTATTTTTGATGACTCTACAGAAGGTATTTTGGTAGATCCAGAGAAGTTTAAGATATTTGGCGACGTAGGTTGGTCAACTGCTGTCAAAACTCCAGTATAATCTGATATACTTATGGTTATGGATATGGACAAAAACCCTTTAATCAACCCCAAAACTGGTAAGCCTATTGTAGGAAATGTTCGTCGTCAGGTCATTGATAAGCATTATGACTGGGGTCTTTATGTATACAAAAAGGCTGATGGTAGATGGTTTACTGATGGAAATGGTTCTGTTTTGAATATTCCTTCTAATAAAGGTGATGTTAATCAAATTAATAAATTAAAAGAAGCAGCCATGTATTATGGTGATCCTGGTGATGGTAAGGCTGTTTTTGTTCCTGGACTAAACAGGGTATCAGAAGAAGAGTATTCTGAGCAGGTAGAAAGATTGAGATCTGGTTTAATTCCATCAATGAACGACCTGGGAGCATGGAAAGCAGCACAAGATACAGTAGACAAATATGGAAAAGGTGTTTTAGATGAGTGAAGATTTTGAATATGAGTATGTTAGTGCATCACTAAACACTCAATCGGAAAAAGAAAATATTTTTAAAAAGAGTGACCCATTTAATCAAGATTGGGAAAGTTTAAAAAATCTTTTAAACATAGAACAAAATTTTAAAAGACGAACTGCTAGAAATGTAAGCAAGGCAGTTGAAACTTATAGTTCTGCAATTGTTACACAATCTCCAGCACCTACAGAATCTTATTTAGCATCTGCTAGAGCATCTCAAGTAGGAGATGGTGCTGGCTCAAAAACCATTAATCCAGGAACTGTTTATAGAAACGGTTATGGAATTTTTGATGTAATTACGCCTCCATATAATTTATATGAACTTGCTAACTTTTATGATACTTCTTTTGCTAACCATGCTGCTATTGATGCTAAGGTAGAAAATGTTGTAGGTCTTGGATATCGTTTTGAAATGAATTCAAAAACCATGATGAAGTTATCATCAGCAACTGATGAGGCTGCTGTAGAAAGAGCAAGAAAAAGAATTGAAAGACTTAAAATTGAAACAAAAGAC